TTCTTCCTTCTGTCCACCACCAAAGAGCATGCCTTTAGCAAGTTCTTTGACAGGACCAGAAGCACTGGAGTTCTGTAGTGTTTGGGTAAATGCTCTCTCTAGAGGAAGACCATCCCGTCTTGCTTTATAACGAGTGTCGTATGCTAACTGCCTTGCAGCTTTTTTAACCTGATCTTCTGCAGTACCACCTTCACTGTCACCAGACGCTTTTTTCTCTGTGCCAGCAGTAGACTTTGGTTTGATCTTAGCTTCCATCTCAGTAAGATATACCTGATGGAGATCAGTTACGATATGCTTTAATGTCATTATTCTAAAGAAACTTACCTTTCCTTACTGTTATTTATGTTTAGGGAAATTATGAATCTTCTTTGTACCAGTCATTTTCATGACATATTTACGTAGTGCATCCGTCCCAACTTCCCTTTTGGACGAATTAGGTTCACCAGACTGATCAGTCCATTCAGCAACATCTCTAATCCAGCACTTAAACATCTCAGGATCAAGTGATTCACTAAATCCAAATTCATCATATTGACCTGGTTCACCAGTAAGACAAATCAAATGATTAGTCCCTCTACGAATAACCTTACCAGTTTTACCTGATGTAATATGACGAACATAAGATCCTTCTTTAAAAATTTCACCTGCAATATATTTCTCACGCAATTCTTTTTCTCTCTGCCTATCTCTAAGATCAATATTCTCTTTAGTTGCCTTCTGTCTCTTCCTAAAAGTCTGAGTAGCAACTGGTCTCTGGTTATTCTGAGTCCTAATTTGCTTAGGATCTTGTCCAGGAAGCTGGTTCTGATTATAGAACTTTAATTTACCACCAGTATTCTTAGCAATGAATTCTCCAGTCTTCTTATCGTGGAATCCACCATGCCCATCTGGGACGAGCCCTAACCTCCTCCCCTGTATAGACGCAATGGAGGTCTTAGCTTCTTTACAAAACTGAGAAAATTTCTTCTTCATGATAACTAGATCTAGTAGTTCATTATAAACATATAAGTATATTTATATCATTCTAATGGCTTGCTATTCCTACGAGAAGTTAAATACTCCTTACTATAAATTCCACCTCGAACTCCACGCAAAACTTTTGTACCAAATATTCCACCTGGAGCAGTAATTCTACGAGCCGCTTCTCCTTTACGAGCACCTAAAGTTGGTTCGTAACCAGTACCATTTAATGAAGCAACTTGACCATTAGTATTGGTAAGTAACATAGCATCAAAGGTAATTGTAATACCATTTTTAAGATTTCCTGTAAGTGATGGAGTGCCTTGAGCAAAAACCTGACAAGCAGAATGATTGCCCTTTTTAAGACTACCATTAGCAGCACCAGATCCCATAACTGCATTCCTCTTTAAACGTGCAGATCCAATGGATCTCCATCTAGTAGGTGATTCTTCATCCCAATTTTTAACAACATCTCCTCTCCACCTCTTAACTTCATTAGTATTAGCAAGACCAGATATCTTACTTATACCACTATATTGTTGAAAATCTTTTGGTCCAAAACCAGCTTTATAAGATAAAAATATCCTTTCAAATGGTCGTTGATCACTTATAAAAACAAGATCGGCATGTTTATTACCAACACCACCAACAACACCTATTATATTATTTGCTGTTACATTACCAATCTTAACTTTAACTGGTTGCTCACTAGATAATTCATAAATTTTTTGATTAATTTCTGTTAGTACACTTATCTCATCTCTATTCTTAGGAACTCTTTTAAGTGTTTGATGACTCTTAAAAAGATCAAGCAATAATGGATTCCACATCTTCCCATAATCTGGTTGATCAGCACCCTTAGGGAATTTAAAAACAATCCTCAAAGTCTCTGCTTTTTTATTTTTATTTGATAATAAAAGATCAGTAATTTGTAAATGTGGAAAACTAGAGATGTTCGGTTTCTTAACTTCCTTATAAGGTTGCTTTATATCACTTAAAATATTAACTATCAAATTCTTACATTTTTGTCTCTGTGTAGACTCAACTCTAATTAATCCAGTGGTCTTAGCACCACCTGGCATTTGTTCATTAATAACATTATAAGTTTTTTGCCTCTCACTCAACGCATTATATATTGTCTTAGCATCGTATTTTGCCATTAGTCCACGCAGGTCTCCAGAAATTATTTATGAGAGACTTAACGTAATCCTAGGTTCAGTAACTATAGGGTCATGCCATGTACCCTCTTTAATCCACAAACTATCGCCTGGTTCTAACTTAACACTCTCAACATCACCCTTCTCAAAAGGTGTTCCATCATCCATCAGATATTCTATAGTTCCATATGATTGTACTATCATAACATCTTCACAATCTTGATGCCGTCCAAAGGTTACTGCTCTATTACCTATAGAATAATATACATGCATAACATTAATATTATACAACCACTCATTACTAATATCGTTATGATGTGACTGGAATATCTGCTTCTTAATATTTTCAAATGCAGTATTAAGAGTTCCTGGTCGGAACTCAGTATGCAAAACTAAAGTTGGTAATGTCTTCTCATCATACAAAACCTTGGTAGCACCAAATTCAAATTCGGCAGCAGTCTTAGTCATGACATCTGCCCAATCTACATAATGTTCTGGAAAATGATTCTTAGTTACAACGTAAGGCATACTACTCCCATACTGTAGCGGTAATTTCAATAGAGAGATCATCCATCTCCCATTCTTCTTCAACTTGGTATCCCAAATCCTTAACAGTATTATGGATTGTCATCCTAGCATACTGTTGAGTTACTTGATCAATAAACCTTTGAACTGGTACATCTAAATCCCAAGTCTGTTCATCAGCAACTAACTCATAAGTTCCTGTAGACTTGTTCAATTTAAATCCAATCTCATCATTAATAGCAACATCAACATTCCATTGTTTATGTTGATGATCAAGTGGATTTTCTAATTGTACATCCTGAACTACATTATATTGTAGAAGTTCTAATGCTTCTACCAGTTCAGGTTTATTTTTAATTGTAGTCTTTATTGTGCTGAAGTGTGACATTTTTTACTTCCTGTTGATAATACTCTGCTTTATGAACTCTTTGAGTTACTGCACCTAATCTCTTCTCAATCTCTGCAGTGAGATTCTCACATGCATTTCCAACATTACCTAGAACCTCTTCGGTTACAGTACCATCTTGTCGAACATTAAATTTAAGAGTCTTCTTAGTACTCATAGGTCTCCCTCCTTACGATTCTCAGAATAGTGTGCATCAAACTCACCGCCAGGATATCTGGACTTGAGTTTGTCTATATTCATCTCAAGAATTTCATTAAAGTTAGTATTTAGTGCCATGCAAGCTTGAGCAAGATACCACATAATGTCACCCAACTCCCTCTTCATATGATAAATGTTATCATCATTATAAGGTTTACCTTGGAAGATGATCTTCTTAACTATCTCAGTAAACTCACCAGACTCTGCAGATAATCCAACAGCAGCAGTAAGAAGACGTTGAATATCAGAGTTCTCACCATTCAACTCTTGCAATCTATAAATGAATGCGTCAAAATCTTTTGATGGTTCGCTTGTTACACCATCAACAAACTGAGCATATTTTTTTGGGTCAATTTGATTCTGCATAAAAATTACCTACTGGTATATTAAAGGACATAACTGTTCTGGTTTTATCAGAACGTGATACAGGAGATTCATGTAAGAGTACAGCAGGAAACATTAAAATATCTCCTTCCTCTATTTGAGGTTGTATCTTGTGTAGAGTTCCAAACCAAGGATCGGGGAATGGTTGATAAAACGCTGTAGGTTCATGTAATCCCTTTTCAAATTCAACATATAAGATACATGACAAATTTGAACATCCATGATTATGTGCTCCATGATAATGACCTCTTCTATATTTTTGAGTCCATAGTTGCCACATCTCTGGATTTGCTAAAGGCAACCCAGTTTGTGGTAGGGCATCATCAAGATCTTCTTTAAGAATATTATACCATATATCAAAATATGATGCTCTTCCATTAGTAGAGAAGTAATCCGTATGACAATCAACAACTTCTTGATCTTGAATCCTCTCAGACATTGACCAATCAGCATCAACCATATCTAATAATTGTTTTTTCTTCTGTGCCCAGTTATTAACCTTGTATCTTCTACAAGATATACTGAACATTATCATCTCATCTAGTCTTGCCATAATGAATAACCTCTAAAGTATCTGAAGTAAATTTCCTCCAAGGATCAACGACTATACTGCCATCTGGGATCTCACAATATAGTTCATCACTATCTGGATTATCCCAGTATCTATAAGTTGTTGTTGCACTATGGGCAAGTAAAAACACAGCAGGTTTATCGCTATCATATGTATCTCCTGTACATTTATCAACATATGATAATTCAACACTACCACACAACTCCTTACAAAAATGACCTACCAATAAACCATAACTTCCTTCAATGTATGATACCCTTGGTTTATATGCTTTACCATGAATAACAATAGACATCCTATTCTCTAATGCAAGTTCAACCAACCTTTTTGCTAAATTCTTTGCCTGTTCTTCTCTGGATAACATTATACCTTCAAACAAATCATATCCAAGTTCTAACTTCTTTGCCAAAAATCTAAGAGCAATATTATCTCTAGGATGACAAGCACCACCATCACCCATACCTGCTGTCATATAAGATGAATTGATAATCCTAGTTCCTGCCTGACACAATGCACCAGTAACAACATCAACATTAATGTTACCCTGTCTCTCAGCAACATCTTGAATCATATTGACAAAACTAATTTTATTACTAATGAATGTATTATAAAAAACTTTTATACATTCACACTCATCCCATGTACCAACAATATAAGGTGGATCATTCTTTGCTATTGATCTATAAAATTGAATCAGTTCTTTAGCATCACCAGTCTCAGTACCATCTTCAGTACCTATCATTACTATCTCTGGATTTGTAAAATCAAATGCAACAGTACCCATAGCAATAAGGTAAGGATTATATACAAACCTACCTTTCATTGGTGTGAATCTTTCTCTAGTTGTACCAGGTAAAACTGTAGAGATTAAAACTATTAATTGATTATCTACATACTTATTAATTTCTTTTATTACATTCTCGACTATACTATAATCAAAATCTTTTGGTTCTAAATGCATGCATGGTTTACTACCATCATAATCTTTATCATGAGGTGTAGGAACAGCAATAAAAATTATATCCGATCTAATTACAACTTCTTTAATTGATGGACGAATGTCTACTAAACAACTATCTCTAGATTCAACATCATATCCAAATACAAAATGACCTGCCTTAGCAACCTCCTCAGCACAAGGCATGCCAAGTTTGCCAAGACCAATAAAACCTATATTCATTCTCTCTCCAAATCAAGTGTTACACAATGGTATCCACCACTCAAAGTTCTTTGATGCCTCATTGGAAGCATAGCACATTCTATACCATGACTCTCAAGAAGTTTTCTAGTTGGTTCTTGATGTTCTTCAAGAGCAACTAAACCTGGATTGATGCTGAACAAATTCATGTTCGCCCATACTGACATGTTATTATATCCAGGGTAAGATCCTATGTCAATCGCTTCTGGACAATATATAACATCCCATTCCTTAAATGGTCCTGGCAACTGATCCTTATCTTTTAATCTAGATGGATTTGCAAGTATAAGTCCTTCTCTTAAAAATGCTACTGTAGTATCAATATGAGAGTATGAATAAACATCTTTAAGTAAATGAACATCTGCATCACATCCTGCTTCATGTAACTGATGTTGTAATAACTCAGCACCTAATTCATTACCACTATTTGATACCAAATATAAAATATCAGTATTTGCTCTAAGAGTATTAGCAGCATCAAATGCTGGAGTAACTTCATTTAATGCTAAGACATCTGGATTACCAATACAATCTTCATTATAAAGTTCATCAATATATTGACATGGCATCTCAATAGCATTTGGTAAATGCTCACGCATTGATCTCCACTCACCTCTTCTAGATCTTAGAGGCATAGGAGTTGCTAAAGCAAGATTACTATGTACAAATACAGAATCTCTAGGACAATAATTATAATATTCTACTGGTTCTCTCTTTGGACGTACAACCTCTACACCTTCACCTTTTAAAAAATTAACAAAGACTTCTAAATCCTCATTTGCTTCTGTAATTACTTGCTCTGGAAATGGTCCAACTTTAATAGGAAGATACTCCTCATCACCAAAACCAAACATCTTCTTCCTTGGTTTAACACCAGCATAATTAATAGTTCTAGTATCCTTCTCTACAGGTGGCATAGTTGCATAATCTGCAACACCAACTATAACCTTCTTAAGTTTATCCCATTCGTTAGTAGCGTACATATTATTTTATAGTTGAGATTATCATCTTATGATCATTTACTTTACCATAAGTAAAGAAATCATCCAAGCTAAACTTCTTATGTTGTGTCATCCACCAATGGTAATATGCACGTCTAGAATGTTTATGATGTATTCTATTAATCATAACACCATTTTCTCCACTTGTCAGCGTATCGTTAGTAGTGATTAATGGAATACAATATGTCCTACCAGTATGTCCAATAAAATAATCGACAGTTCCAGCAGATTTATTAAACTTCTTATCTCCTAATACCTTCTCAAAATTCCACTTATCTCCATCAGAATGTAAATCCAATATCTTCTCAACATAATCTCTTTGTAAAATAACTGGACCAAAATAAGTATGATTTAATTTTGGGTGTAAAAAGAATGGTATAAACTTAGTAGACTCATATCCAATTTGAAGACAATCCCAATCATAAGGAATTCTATTCATTAGATAATCCCAATTAAAATTCCAATATTGAAATAGATTTAAATCATAATCATCTTCCATTAAAAGCAACCAAGGATCAGTTGAGGTATTCAACCAATCCTTCATAAACTCTAGATGAGTAACTGCATTACCAACAACATATGCTGGCATACCAGTAACCTTACCAGTTACCTTATCTGCTCCCCACTCTTTTGCTTTAGACGCAGCATATTTTGAAGAAGAGACTCTAGTAAAATCTAATCTCCAAAACTCAAACTGCTTCTCCATGTATTCTTTTCTATCAGTTCTATTATCAAGATTGACATAATATACATGAGGAAAATTTCTTAATTTACCTTTATCATACTTAAGCATATCAATTATAATAATTCATAGTCTTCCTAATCATACCAAGATCATTTGTTTTACCATAAGTAAAAATCTCTTCAAGACTAAACTTCTTACTCTCATTAACCCACCAATCATAGTATGCTAATTTACAAGCACGTACTACCTTAAACTTTTTAGTATTACTTGGGAAGAACTTTGGATTATTAGGTAGTAAAGGAAGACAATAAGTTTTACCGTTATGACCTATAAAATAATCAACTGTTCCAGACTTAAGACCAAAGTTTAAATTTGCAATCTTACCGTTAAGATCATACTTACCATCTTTATAATGTAACCTGACTAACTTCTTAACGTATCTCCTATTCAATAGAGAAGGACCAAAGGTAGTCGCTGGCATTATCTGATGAAGATAAAAAGGAATATAATGTAAATTCTCAAATCCAAATTGAAAACAATCCCAATCATAAGGTAATCTTGAATGAATATATTTCCAATCAAAATCCCATGTATAAGATAGATCTGTTTGAGCAACTTCCCAATCAATAGTATCCCGCATAATTATTAATTCGGGATCTTGATCCTGCTCTGTAACATCTAACCAATCCTTTAAAAATTCAAGAACTGATATAGAAAATCCAGCAACACTAACAGGAAGTTTATAATCTGATCTATTTAAAATTAAATCTTTCCATTCAGAAATATTCTCACTTGTATACTTAATACGCATACAACTATAGTCCATGACATCTAAGTTACTTAGACTCCTGTCCATATGTTCATCTAGGACTTTATTATTATTAAAATAATAAACCCTAGGTAATCCTTTTAATTTATCCTTTAATGCCATGATTGTCTAATACCAACCCGAATCTAGTCAAAAATTCTTTTCGTTGTGAATGTGCTTGTTCGAGGAAATATTTATCACTCCATTGTGAGATATCCCTCTCCATAAGATTATCATTATCCTTACCATAACTAAAAAATTCATCAGAAGTAAAGTTATCTCTATCCTGTGTCCACCACTCCCAATATGCTTTATAACATTTTAAAAAACTAGGTCTTGCTTGCCAAGCATTATCATCTCCAGAACCTCCATGATCACTAACTCCAGAAAAATATGGAACTATAGGTATCATAGGAAGAGAATAACAATTACCAGATTGTGCTATAAAGTAATCTGGTGATCCTGAAGTCTGATCATAATTCATTCCATCATGTATTCCAGATTCTCTATTCATATACACAGAATTTGCAATTACATTATCAAATTTATATTTACCATTAATATAATGAAGATCCAATAACTTCTCAGCATAATGTCTACTCATTAAAGTAGCACCAAGAGAATACTCTGGTTTAGTAGGATGCAAATAAAATGGAACTACATCTGGAGATTCAAATCCTAACTGGATACAATCCCACCCATAAGGTAATTGCTCCATCATATAATCCCAACTAAAATGCCAGTAGTCTGAGATCCTTACATCATAATCATCCTCCATTAAAATGATATAAGGTTCACCAGTTGCTTTAGTATCATCTAACCACTTACGCAATAGATCTAAAATCTGAGATGAATACCAATTAATTATTATAGAACTTTTATCAGAATAATCCCCAACTAATTGCTTATGAAAATCTTTAGGCATATCTTTAATAGGAGGTTGTTCAATCCTAGTAAATGCCATACCATAAATTCTAAAATGATATTCCATCCAATGCTTTCTGTTAATCTGTGACTTTACATTGGTATAAAGAATATGTGGCAAGTGCCTTAACTTATCAGCGAATTCGTATTTTTTAACAGTCATGGTCTATAGTTTTCCAGATACTTTTCCCCGTAGATTTCACTCATCTTATTAGTTATATCATAATGCAAAAACTTCTCCGTGTCCAGTGTCATCTTTGCATCTTTGGAAGTTCCATAGGTAAAGAAGTCATCTAAAGTAAATCTATCTCGTTCATGCTTCCACCAAAAATAATATGCATTTCTTGCTTTAATATCTCCACTCTCTCTATAAAATTTTTGTAGAGCACTGTTATCTTCAAAACTACCAAAGGATGGATTTATTGTAATAAGAGGAACACAATATGTTCTACCACAATGAACCATAAAATAATCAACTGTTCCAGATCCAGCAACTGCTTTACCAGAATTCCAAGCAGCATTAGCAACCGTATTTAATAATCTATATCTATCACCTACACAATGAAGATCAATAAGTTTCTCAACATATTCTCTATGTAAAAGAACTGGACCAAAATCATGTGCTGATTGTATAGGATGTAAAAACATTGGCATCCCCTCTGGATTCTCAAATCCCATGTGAAGACAATCCCAATCATAAGGAAGTCTACTCATAAGATATTCCCAATCAAAATGCCATCTCTTAATACAATTTAAATCATAATCATCCTCCATCAATATAAGATAAGGATCATTAGATTCTTTATACCACTTCTTTAAGAAATCAAGATGACTTATTGCATTAGCAGCAATGGGTGGTAGTAATGTATAGTTCTCATAATCTACAATTAAATGAGACCAAGATTTTACTTGAGATCCGAGATACTTAGTACCCGACAATCTAGTATACTTAATACCCCACCTATCAAATTGCTTCTCCATATACTGCCTTCTATCTGTTCTATTATCCAGATTAAAGTAGTATACATGAGGCATACCTTTTAACTTATTATCTAAATCCATACCAATATCTTTTCTTTATTCTGATGAACCCATTCAGACTTCATATCAAAGGTAACTATTCTCTTCCAATCCTGACTATATCCATAATTAAAAAATTCCTCATTTGATTGAACACTTATTGCATAATTCCAAAAGTATTGTATTGCTTGTGAAGATAACCTATCTCTACACATTCTAATATCAAGTTCATCACTCTCCATAAACATATCTGTCAGACGGAATAACGGACAACTATAAGTTATTCCCAAATCAAATAAAGTTACCTCAACACTTCCCTCATCAGGTTCATAATGACTCCTATCTTTATTTGGATAATATAAACGGAACTTACCATCTTTATAATGGAACTTCTTTACCTTCTTAGCAAACTGTCTAGTTATCATATAACATCTAGTAGATCTAGATGTCTTTCTCCAAGGATGTAGATATGTCCTAATCTGTTCGTTAGTTGAATTGACAAATAACTGAATACAATCCCAGTTATAAGGAAGTCTATAATAAAATTTTTCCCAATCAAAATGCCAGTATTCTATTGTATCCATATTAACAACATCGTCCATTATGATGCAAACATCATCATCGCTAGTATCTAACCATTTAACTATTGCATTATAATGGTCTAATGTAATAGATAACTCTTCTACACTTAGAGCAGTAAAATCATCTTCTATAAATTTTAACCAATCATGTAGACCTAAGTCTTCTTCAATATTTTTATTAGTATATTCTTTCTCATATCGTTCATAATTTTCTATACCTAACAAATCAAACTGAGTCTTCATCTCATCATCCCTCTCAGAATGATGTTTAGAATTTAGATATATTATCTTCGGTAGTCCTTTTAATTTCTCATGCATCAGACTGGCCCCTTCCCATCATACTGTGGTAATTGAATTCTCATCTCATGGTGTATAGGAGAACCCCAACTTAAAATATCATCTACACTATAATTTTTACTACTAGTCTCCCACCATTTCCTAGTAACAGTAGTGGCAAGTATATCATATAACTTGTTATGATATTGAGCAACTACTTCATCATACATCTCTTCTTCTTTACTTGCTTCTTGTCTATTATCAGGTCTAGTTGCCAACCTTTGATTTAAACAAAGTAAAGGTAATGTATATGATTTTCCAACCTGATATATTAACCAATCATCACTACTATAACATTCTCTAGGAATAGTAATATCTCTTAAATTATTATCAAGTTTAAATGAACCATCTGGTTGAAGATGCATCCTCATTAACTTCTCAACAAAATGTCTATTAATCAGAATACACGCAGCAGATGAACTCTCACCAATTCTAGGAGAGAGGTGCATATTTAAAAAATCATTATGGCAATAATAAAATTGTACTATGTCCCAATTATAAGGAAGATTTTTATATAAAGTATTCCAATCAAAAGGCCAATATTCAATTAGATCTAATGCAAGATCATCTTGAATTAATATCATATTTTCAGAGATACCAGAATTATACCAATCAATAAATGTCCAGAACTCATTCATTACAATTGATGCATCTGAGGGAGCAAGTAACATTAAATCTAACTTACGTCCCCATTCATTTATTTTTGAAGTATGAAATCTATTTGCAGATACTCTAGTATAATCTGTAATACCCCATTTACTAAATTCATTCTCAAGATGTTCCTTCCTCTCAGTTCTATGATCCATATTCAAATAGAATATAGGAGGTAAACCTTTTAGTTTATCATCAAACTTTGTCATGCTTAAATACCGACATATCAGGAAGATAAGGATAATCCTGATAAGTCCAATGCTTAACAGGTTTATTAACTACTTCATGGAATCTATCTATTCCTTCAGAAGCCTTCTCTGGTGTCATATAATAATGATATCCCATAATGTCTATATCTTGATCTCTCCAAGGTCTATAAAAATCTCTACCATCACATGACATTCTTTTTAGTACATAATATGCCTTGGGATCATCAGTAAGAATCATACCACCACGTCCTAGTGGTAGATGTTTTCTTTGTTGAAAACTTAAGCAAAAATATGTACCAGGAATATATGAATTCTTTTCAAAACAAACAGCAGCATCAACAATATTTGTGCTGCCAATATAATAATATTTTTCCCACTGATTATCTTCCCATCTCCATTGTCTTATTCCAATCTTCTTCATGATGAGTGGAACTGAGAGATAAGTATTGGTTGGTACTTCTACAAAATCATACTTCTCAAATCTCATACACAATTCCATTGCATGAGTACATGAGTCAACTGCTATCCCATAAGTAGCACCATAAAAATTTGCAATCAATTGTTCAAATTGATGTATTGTTGAATCCCTTACTACTTGATTAGTGAGCGGAATTGTATAGGTCATAGTCCATAGCGTAGAGTTTATTAAATTCTTCCATATCAGGTTCTACAATCTGATGGAATAATTTTTTTGCCAACATGGTATAATTAGGCACGAAATATTTAGACTGCCTTAGATGCTGTATGTCTAAATTCATACCAAGAAAATCATTGACTTTTTGTTTTAAGTTACCATCTAATTTTAGTAACTTCAATTTACCATTATACTCTAAACATAACCTTAAAAACAAATGTTGAGGTGCAGTATGTTCATCATACACATACTTCTTATTTTTCACTTGTTTTAATACCCAATCAAATGGTGGTTTATATCTACACATAAACTCATTCATACCAGATACCCATCTGGTACAAGGATCTCTAGTCATAGCAAAAAATGTATATTCACTCTCAACCAAAAACTTTGCCATAGTATCATAATCCTTGGCTCTACGAAAATTCTCCAAAGGTATAAAGGTCATACCCTCAGAGATAAACGCTGAAGTTATTGAAGTACTTCCACACTTATCAACATGCAGATATACTAATTTCTTCTTTACATCAAGATAACAATTGATAAAACCATCTCTATGGATTGCCTGACCAGGTAATCCTCTTTTTAATTTAAAAGTAAATGGTGAACAATATTCTGAATACTTCTCAACAAGATCATCTATAACTGCCCTACGTTGAGGAACATCTCTTGATATTAAAGAATCAACTACCATGACATATTGTTCACCCTAGGTACAGATGGCATCTTCTTAACTGTCTCTTTTATCATAGGTATCATATCACTCTCTATTCTCTCTGTTAAATCATCTATTACGTTAACATCTAAATCCATGAATGGTGGAATGATTCCTAAAATTCTTAATAAACCATCCACAAATAGTGCTAAACATGTGAACCCAAGTATCATACTAATAATAGTAGCATCACGATTATGCTTACGCATTGATTCTTCATCAATTGCTCTTGCTTCTTCTACAGCAGCCTTGATTAGGTCATCTACTTCCTTCTTTGTGTAGAATCCTCCTATTCCAGGTATGTCGTGTATATTTGGACTCATATCCCTCCTTTAGTATATTTCCTTAGGAGGATTAGTTGGGTGGTACAATCTCTCCTGATGCTCTTCCCATATAATAATATCATCTCCATGTTCTAATATTTTACCAGATCTATATGGCAATACACTTGGATGATCAGGTTCCATTAACTCGAACCTAACAGCATCCAAGATACGATTAAAAGATCTTGACATCTGACGATATCCAGATCCAACATACATTTGTCCTGCAAAGACAGATACAGTCGCTGCACCCCAGAAAATATAATACCACCTAGATTTAACTTGATGTCTTTGCTTTTTTGTCAATTTAGTCATGAGCTGTAATTTGCATAGTATATCTGTTGGTTGAACCAACATTAGCCGCAATATGCGGTGTGTCACCTCTCCACATTATATATTCTCCTTTGGTCCAGTTCACTACAGGTTTTGTGTCAACCTCAAAGTAATGTCCTGATTCCCAATCATTTAGGAATACTAATATTCTACAGATTTTTTCTAATTTGTCAATGTTATGTAGAGACTTATAACGAGGATAGGTATCCCTATGCTCTGGCATAATAGTTCCTGGTGGCATACAGTAGATAGATGAACAAGCATCTTGTAAATTATATTTGTTAACAAGATAGTCCTTAACCTCAAGACACCACTTAGGAACTCCTCTATACTCCTCTAACAATAATCCTGTATAGTTAACATAAAGATGACCTATAGACTTCCACTTATCTACAGTCTTATCACATGGGAATTGTCTCCTATCTGGATACTCAATCACAGATGGATCACCCATTAACTCTAAAGGTAAATTATTCAAATTTAAACCCTCCAAACTTATCTTTAAACTTAGTCTCAGGAGCATCCTCCTTATCATGACCATTATCAACTATACCTTCTTGTGCCTTTTGTTCTACATCATATAATCTCATCTTTGCTCTATCAATACCCACAACAAATCTTTTAAACATTGTAGGATCATTATATCTATTCTTCAATTGCTTAACCATTATCTGGTTGAGACCTTCCAATTCCTCAGTAGATATGAGAGCGAACATAAGGTCAGCAGTAGCAGGGAGTCCGAAAGACTCAGACGTGTCGGTAAGGTCAACATCGCTAGAACCGTAACCAGAACGAGTAGTTTGAGTAGCACTAATGATCGGTACGTTAGCTTCCACAGCAAGTCCCCTAAGTTCTTCTGCAATCGCCTTAATGTACGAGTAAGAATTGACAGTTGAATTACCACGATACCTCGATGATGCACATATGTTTAAGTAATCAATGAATATTATATCAGGTCTAAAGGACTTCTTCAATGCAAGTTCATTTAACAATGCTTTAAAATGTCCTGAATGGGCAGACGCAGTAGGGTACTCTTTAATAATAAGTTGTCCCTGTGTCTTACTTAATAGATTCTGAATCTTCCCTTCAAACATAGATTTAGGAAGATCTGTTATGTCTTGTATGTTGACATTAAGTAGATTAGCGTCAATCCTCTCCGCAATCTTTTCCTCTGCCATTTCCATTGTAATGTAGAGAACATTTTTGCCTTGGAACAACACTGAGCTTGCCACATGACACATGAATAAAGATTTTCCAACACCTGTGCCAGCGAGAGCAATGTTGAGAGTCTTATTCGGTACTCCACCTTTTGTAATCTTGTTAAAGTATTCAAGATCAAATGGGATCTTTTCTTCTTTCTTATGATAATACTCATAACGTTCATCAACATTGCCAAAATAATCGTGTCCTATATTATTATCAAAGGATACTGCTAGAGCATCAGATAATATTGTAGGAATAGCATCTTGTGTTTTCTTATCATCTTGTCCATCAGCAATACTAATAGACTCCATTAGTGCTAGGTAAATAGCACGTTCTCTACACCACTTCTCAGTAGAGTCTAACAACCACTGTTGATCTTGTGGACGCTTCTCAAGAGTACCAACCAACTGTTGTATTTCTTGAAGACTTTGTTCTGTAAGATCTCTACGATTTGAGACCTCAATAAGTAATGCTTCAACAGTTATCTGTGAATCATACTTAGCAATAAACTGAACAGTCTCTTCAAAGACTATCTTCTGACCTTGCTCTTGGAAATATTCTGGTTCTATAAAAGGGATTACCTTCCTAGAATAATCCTCATTATAAATCAGATTTTCGAGAATGGTGACTTCAAGTGATTCCATCACATACCATAACTAAATTCTTCTTTTGCTATAGTGTCTAATTTTTGTAGTATATCTTCTGTAAAATATTCTTCTGGATCTTTATATATTGCTTTGGCATATACTTTCTTACCATTAATCTCGTATCTACCTGCAACATTTTTCCACAGTCCTCCTATCTCACCAAGTTCGAGTAGACCATAATAACGATCTAATCCTCTCTCATCAAAATAAAGACGTATATTTACTTCCTTATTTTCTTTACTGAGTCTTGACTTAGCTGTCTTAGCTTTAATAATGTTTCCAACAACTTCGCTCTGATCCTTTTCCTTTTTTTTGCTGAGATAAATGATCGTAGACGAGGCGTACTTGAGGCCACTGCCTCCTCCCATTTCTTTAGTAGGGACGTAACTACCGATAACATCGTATGTGTGATTTGTAACTATAAGGGGTATGTTTGCTTGACCAAGTTTTAATGTAAGCATTCTGAATGCTCCCTTAACAAGTTGAGATTTGGTCATATCTCTAACCTGTTTATCATCTAATGCATCCCTGATTTCTTTTTCAGTAGACAACATTCCTAAAGAGTCTAACACAAACATACAAGGTTTGCGTTCCTCTTCAGATTTTTTTAAGTATATATCAACTGCCTTTAACGCCTTTGATCTAAACTCTTCTATGGTGACTACATTCACCACCACAATCCTATTTAGGTCAACCCCACGAGATTCAAGTAATCCTTTATTAACTGCGGCTTCAGTGTCAAAGTAGAGACAATAACTATCAGGATAAGTATCAAGGAAGTTCTTAACCATTGCGAGGGAGAAAAAAGTCTTACCAGTGCTGCTCTCGCCAGCAATGGCGGTAATACGGTTACGACTCGCACCACCAAACAAGCTACCTGATAGCAAGCTATTAAAAATGAACGAACCCGTATCAATGTAAGATTCGGTGTCGTCGATGTCTTTTGCGAGTTGTGTGTACTCATCTCCAATCTCTTTGACAATTTCTTTCAAAAAATCCATTATGATTCCTCATTATTTTTTTCTTTTGCTCTAATAGCACGAACTGTGCCTTCCTTATGGGTGTGTGCTATTCCTAGTTCATGCATTTTAGCATGTTCATCAATTGCATCAATAAACTCTTCACCACCTGGTCCAAAGGTTAGGTAGATACCATAACCCAACAGGAACAATAACAACCCAATAATAATGGCAAGCATTTGCCCTTGAGGTGGTAGTCCTGGATAGTTTCCGTGAGGAATTAATGTAGCAAGCATGTTGTTAGTATTAACGATGATATTATACCATCATTTATACTAAAAGACCATACCATATTGTTCTCTGATAATTTTCTTGTAAGGACCACCAGGATTTGAATCTCTAGTCTCCTTTACAATCTTCAACTTCTGATAAAGTGCTGTGTCACCACCTAGATGTAATGCACTTATGATAGTGGACAACTCTTTGTCGTCTACAGGTAATTCCATTAGGTAAAAAACGCCTCCAGCGTCGCAGTTTTTTCTACACTCCAACCAATCGCATTAAGAATCGCTTTGAGAGGTTCTACAAAAGACTTCTCAAATTGTAAGTCATAATCGACATAGCTGTTCAAATCAAGTTCCTTAGGGAAGTCTTGAATAAATGACATCACATTCTCATGAACAGGATTGGGTAATTTAAGATAACAAAATTTAACCTTCTCACCATTATTGATGAGTGAGTACTTATTGTCTAACTTATGTTTCTTAACATAGTAGTTAAACAACAAAGCCCCCCGTATATGTATAGGAGTTCCTTTTGCATAAATCGAATTTACTGCTCTATACTTCTCAACATTACTTGCAGATCTTGGAAAAGAAATATCTTCTGGTGGAAGTGTCTTAAACTTCTTACGAGCATTATCAATAAAATCAATTACATCATCTTCTGTTCCATTCATCATAAGTTTAAGTGCATCCTTAATCATGGTACGACAAGGTGCAGGAGTTGAGGATTTAACTGCCTCAATACCCATCATCTTTAACTTAGGTTCATTATACTGAACCCCTTCACTATTCCATACATTAAGAATATATCTCTTCTTAGCAGTCCAAATACCACGTTCAGCGATATTCTCTCGCTTCATTTGCATCTTTTGGGCATAGGCGTTGACGTACCCTGCCAATTCTTCGTAAGAACTTTCAATATAAGGTTCAAGTTTAGTTTCACACACCTGGTCAAGGAACCTAACAACGCCCTCAGTAGTTTTCTCTCGCCCCTTGTATACAGTCTCAACCAAATCACCCAAATTAAGGTAAATGGAATCAGTATCTGAAGCAATAACATAATCAACCTCCTCTGTTTTCATAAGTTTATTCAAATAAGCATTCATCTTATTCTCTATCCATCGAATAGAGACTTGTCCAGATAAAGTAATAGCTTCTGCGTTCGCTAATTTATAATACCTGAAGTACTGATTGCCGATAGCACCATAAGCAGAATTAAGAGAGATCTTTTTCGCCATCTGGATGTTGTTGCACCTTGCAATTTCCTTCTCCAGTGCCTCAGTGGGGGTCTTCTCATAAGCTTGCTTTGCCTCCAACATTTTCTTTTTGAAGATCACACGATCTCCATACATTTTATCCATAAGTTCGGGAAGGAACCCACGAATATCCTTCCTATATTGTGCTCCATTTGCACAGACAGAAAACTCTCCGTCAAACTCACACTCTTTATTTAAAATCCGTTCAACGCTTGCACTGGGATGTCTAATCTCCCTGAGTGTTTCGGGCGAGATATTGTATTGCATAATAAGATGAGGATACAAGCTATTAAGGTCAAAAGAGACAACCCAATCATAGCGTCCTGGTTTCGGTTCCTTGACATACGCCCCCGCATACTTGTCGTTTTTATCGGATCTATTTTTTGGAGGTATAACAATACCCCTCTTCTTTAGATAGTTATAAATGATCGTATCCCACATACGAACTTGATAAAAAACATCTTCGTAATTCACCTTGGCTTCATATGCCATAGTGAGTGCGAGTTCGATCAACTTCATCTTGCCTTCCATACGGTCAACAAGTTCCACGTCAATTATATTATACTCTACGAATTTTTTCCACCCCTTTGTATAGAAGTCTTTAAATGTGTCGAATTCACTATGGTCTAACTTCTTCTGACCAAGTTCTACACTAGCAATATAATCCAACCTATAAGACTCCTGTGCCTTATAAGTAAACTTCTTATAAAGATCAAGATAATCTAACTGTGATATACCACCAATATCATATGCAATTTGTTTTCTACCAGCAATGTAAACTTCATCCTCCGTCACCAATCCCCAAGGTGACATACGCTTCATTAATTTCTCACCAAGAATACGTTCTATCCTACGAACAATATATGGAATATCATACAACTTACTATTCCATCCAGTAATAACCTCTGGAGTATTCTCCTCTATCATCCACCAATTAATAAAATCATTTAGTAGATCATACTCATTATTAAATTGCTTGTAATATAGATTATCTTTATGAGTTTTAAAAGGACCATTACCCCAAGTAATAATCTCTTTAGTAGTATAATCCTGAACTGTTATAAGAAGAATCTCTTCAGCAGCAGATTCTACATCAGGGAATCCCTGTTCAGAAGCAACCTCAATATCAATCGTAACCAGTTTAACTTTACTAATATCAAACTTCAATTCATCTTCAGGATATTTCTCTGAGATATACTGGTAAATAAATCTCTCATTACCATATACATCAAAACCTGGTACAGGTTCGTACTTCTTTATAAATTCTCTTGTCTCACGAACAGTTCCAGGTTTAACAGGTGCTACCTGCAAACCCTCAAGAGTCCTATAGTTAGTCTTCTTCTTAGGGGACTCAACAAAAAGGGTTGGGTAAAACTTCTCACGGGTTGCGAAGTGTTTTCCATCTTCGTAACCACGAACCAAGAAGTTGTCCCCAACCATCTGAACGTTCGTATAGAACCTCATTTACTTTGTCAAACTGTTATATACGTCTAGTATTTTACCAAGAGGTTCTGCAATAGTCAAGATTTTTTCAGAAGAAATCATAAATTCATTCTGACTTGTTAATTCTCCTAACCAAGGTTCTAATGTTGCATTGCCATTAGATTGAGGTATGAGATTAAAAGGTTCAATCAACTTACAATCTGGTTCCCCAATATCTGCTCCAACCTCTTCTATCTTAGATATAACTGTTCCACCAGTGTGGAATACAATTACTTGTGGTTTAAGTTCTTCTGCCATTTAACAATCCTCACATTCATCGGTTAAAACTACAGTTTGTTCTTGAGTCTCTTCAGTTTCTTGAAGAATATCTCTTGTATACATTTGATGTAACTCATCGACAGGATCAATAAAAGTTACAATCCAATCCAAAGGTACTGGGAATCTAGTTCCTTTACCTAATGGAATCCACGGAGATAATCTAATATCGAAAGATGCACCTTTAGCATCTCCATCTTCACCCTTACTAATAACAGGTTCTGAAGTATTTACAATGCAAGGTCTAATAAAGAAGTATCCAACAACTTTATCTTCTAGTATCATCTCTTCAACCTTGGCAATTATTTGCTCTCCAGTCTTTATGACACCTAATTTAATCATAGCAGTATGTCTTTGTGATTATTATATAGCCAATAAAATGGGGTGTCAACTGGATTTTGCCAGTACACCCCATAACACGGCGACGATATTCAATTATATTTATAGGAAGTCCTTACGAGCATGATGCTCTGGAACCACCTTACCAAGTTCAACTACCAATAATCCGTCTCCGAATCGTACATCTCGTACTTCGGTATCATCTGTGATTTGCCAGACCCTAGTGAAAGACCTGCTGGCCAATCCTTTATGGACAAACGTTGCATCTGTCTCCTTGTCTTCCTTGATGCCTTCGACATATAATTTTCCAAACTCCGTATAGACTTTGACTTCATTTTTCTTAAACCCCGCAAGGGCGATTTCAAGTCTCGATTCGACATTATTCACCTGAATTAGATTGTAAGGTGGATAATTAGAGTTTGTTGTAGGACTATCCCAAAATTGATTGAGATAATCATCCATACCAATACTGTTCCGTGTAATCTTCTCAAATAGTTCTGGAAGATTAGCTGCGTGATAACGTGCTAGTGTGCCCATTGTTCTTAGCTCCTTATTAAGCGAGTTTGTGTTTTGATGTCCCTTTCGGCGACACTAATATTTAACCACAGATGCTTAAAATAGCTAGGTCGGAATACCCCAAATTTTAGTACAGTAATCCGTAATAGATCTATCAGAAGAGAAGAAACCAGACCTTGCGGTGTTGATAACCGCCATACGATTCCAATTATCCTTGTCCCTCCATGCATCACTTACACGATCTTGAGCAGCAATGTAATCATTAAAATCTGCCATGACACAGAAGGGATCATGATGCAAAAGATTATCCATTAATGGTTTGAATACTTCTTTATCACCATGAGTAAAGTGTCCACCTTGTATGAGATTAACTGCTTCCCATAACTCTGGACACATATGATCTTGTGGGTTATAACCATGTCTCCAAAGATCACTAATCTCTTCTTCATTTTTACCAAACAAGAAGAAGTTCTCTTTGCCTACAAGATCAAGTATCTCTACATTTGCACCATCAAGAGTACCGATGGTTAAAGCACCATTCATTTGGAACTTCATATTACCTGTACCTGATGCTTCCTTACCAGCAGTAGAGATTTGTTCTGATAAGTCAGCAGCAGGATATACCTTCTCACCCAATTTAACACTATAGTTTGGTAAGAATACTACACGTAACTTACCATCCATATCTGGATCTGCATTGATTGTTTCTGCAATGCGATTAATAAATTGAATGATTAATTTTGCCATATAATATCCAGGTGCTGCTTTACCCCCAAATATTACTGTGCGAGGAACGAAGTCCTTTCCGTTTTTGATTCTAAGATACTGAGCAACTACTTGCAATGCAAGTAAATGTTGTCTCTTATATTCATGTATACGTTTAACGTGTACATCAAACATACTACTAGGATCTACACAGATTCCAAGATTGTTAAAGATATAAGTTGCAAGATGATGTTTACCAATTATCTTGGTCTCTGCAAACTTATCTAAAAGATTCTTATCATCAACATCTAGTTGGTTTAGTAAATCCATATTAGTAACCCAATCCGAACCAACTGCTTCAGTTAGAACAGTTGCAAGATTTGGATTACATGATGCCAACCATCTACGTGGAGTAACACCATTAGTTACATTAGTAAACTTATGGGGCCACATATCATAAAACTCTGGCATCAATTGTTTCTTAATAAGATCAGAATGTAACGCTGCAACACCATTAACATGATGAGAACCAACAGTAGCAAGATGTGCCATACGAACTGACTTATTACCATGCTCATCAATAATAGACATCTTTGCTAACATTGATTCATCAGCAGGATACTTTATACGAACAGCATTAAGGAACCTACGATTAATCTCATAGATAATCTCCATATGACGTGGCAGTAGAGACTTAAAGAGTCTAAGATCCCACTTCTCTAATGCCTCTGGAAGAAGAGTATGGTTTGTATATGCTATAGCAGCATGGGTTATCTCCCATGCATCTTCCCACTCTAAATGTCTAACATCTACAAGAAGTCTCATCAACTCTGCAACAGCAACAGATGGATGAGTATCATTTAATTGTACTTGATAATGCTCTGCAAAATTCTCAATAGGAATACCTCTCCTATCAAGACTATTAAACATATCTTGAAGAGAAGCACTTACAAAGAAGTATTGTTGTTTTAATCTAAGTTTCTTACCTTGATCTGTACCATCATTAGGATACAATACCTTGGAGATAGTTTCAGAAGACACACTCTGTTCTACTGAACCAAGATAGTCTCCAATATTAAATGCATAGAAGTCAAATACATCTGTAGCATCTGCTCTCCAAAGTCTAATCCTATTACAACTGTTAACTCTATATCCTAACTGCAATACATCATAGGGTACAGCAACTACCTGCTCTTCAGGAACCCAACGACATCTATAGTTATTATGATCTGATACATAATTCTCTACTCTACCACCAAACCCAACATGAACAGATTCATCTGGATAAGATAATTCCCAAGGCCAATCTCCATGCAACCAATTATCTGTAATCTCTATTTGTTGATTATCTCTAACTACCTGTTTAAAAATACCATACTTATATCTAATACCATATCCAGTGGAAGGTATCTTTAAAGTCGCTAAGGACTCCATATAACACGCTGCAAGACGACCTAAACCACCATTACCTAGTCCAGGTTCCTCTGCACAATCAAGGATCTTATCCAAGCACTGATCATACTCTGCTAGTGCTTCTTCTGCATCCTTTTTAAGACCTAGGTTTAAAAGATTGTTATTAAGTTGTGGTCCAATTAAAAACTCTGCGGATAAATAAGCAACTTCCTTTTCGTTAGACTGTTGGTTATTTAACCAGTATGACATCATCTGATCTCTTACAGCATAACAAAGTGCCATATAGAAATCATGCTTACTAGCATTGTCGGGTCGTTTACCTAGAGTGTAGTATAGACGATCATTGATACCATTATTAAGTAGAGACATATCTTATGATTAGATAAAAGTATTATAACCTATCTATTCAGAAGCCTCCACTTTTTTCTTAGAACCGATGTTATATTTTTGTTCCAGGATCCAATCGTTCTTATCTTTGTATGCCAACACCTTAATTTGGTTCAAAGGTGCAACATCTACTATAGACTCTGCATTAACTACAGATATCAATCCCCAATCAGAAAGCAAGCGAGCGATACGGTTCCGACGCTGAACATCGTTAACAGTAAGGTTGGCATGCTTGCCATCTAATGCAAATAATTCTTTGAAGTGAGTAATATAATATCTACCTTGCTTATGAAGAATGTGGCAAGATTGATATAACTTCTTCTCTTTCCTAGATGCTACTCCAATTCTTGTTAAAGTCTCACGGACTTTTAAGAAATCATCTGGTTCGTTAAGCATAACCTCCACCATCATCTCAGGTTTCCAGTTAACTTGTGGTTCAATAGTGCTAGTAGTCACGCCACTCCTCCAATGTCAAGTCGTTGTTTAATAAATTCGAGTTGTTGCTTTGATAAAATATTCAACGCTTGCATTGCTTTTTCATTACTATATCCATAGTATTGTTTAACAAGGTCAAGGTTACTAATCTTATCTTTTCGCATCCACGGAGAGAATCTCTTCCGTTTCCTGAGACTATTTAGATAAAAACTATATTGCATATCCTTGTCTAAAGCAGGATATTTGTTCATTTCATTAGCAAAGAGTATGCAATCTAGGTGTGCAGATAGGCACTTATTAATAATATAAGGAGGATAATCTTTAATCACATTAGGATCTTCTGTAAGATTCTCCTTGGTTTGGTTAATAGAATTTAACCATTCCTTCAATTCAGTTTTCATTGGTCTAGTTGAAATGATTCTCCGAAAATTGCATTAACGCTAACGACTGTAGCATTAGGATTACGTGCTAAGGCAACTTTTTTTGCCTCTTGGTAATCTCTTGCGTGGACATCTTCATTAAAGAGTTGTCCAGCAACGTATAATTGTACTCTACATTTCATTGTTCAGTGTCCTTTGGTAAATAAACCTCTACAATAGATTTACATTTAGGGCATGATAGATTGGTAACTATTGCGATGTCTTCACATCCATAGTCTTCACCATCAAAATCTGATCCCCAGATCAGTTCAGTATTACAATGCCAACAATTCATTACTCAATATCCGATTTAATAAGTGTTTCTGCTTCAGCAAGAGTTTTAGGAGAAATTGGAATTGCAGATTTTGACTCTGCTTCTTTCTTCCACATTATCTCTTCTTGTCCCTTTTGTTCCTGTAGAATAGATATCAGTCCACGTTCATAATTGAATAAAAGAAGTTCTTTTCTTTTCTTCTGATCTTCTTTATAATCATTAGTAGATCTCATAGTATATGTTAGATCATACTCTTGTGCTTGCCATTCATTATCAAACCGACTCTTAACCAACTCACTACTATTGTAAGATATTAATTGATGAGCAGTAGTTCTACAACATGCATCAGCAAACTCGTCATGATCAAAATTCTTATGCATTCCACCCTTCTTACCATATAAGTTATCCTTAATATCATAAGGAGGATCTAAGTACATAAAACAATCACCACCTTCAAACATTAACTCTTTATAATCCTTATTAGTTATTCTCCAAAACTTAATTAGTTCTTGATAATCATCTAATCTTTTAATTCCAGCAAGGGTAAAGTTGGATTTGCTTGCCTGAGCACTGAAGGACGAGGACTCAGACAAACCACTAAAAGAGCACTTATTGATAATATAAAAATTAACTGCCCTGTCCAAGGGGGTAGCTTCTTTGTCATACAAATCCTCCTTTGCTTTTAAAAATAATTCCTTTGCCTTTTCCTCAGTCTTATTAGCATTTTTAAGTTTAACTAATCTCTTTTTCATTTCTGCACCATCTGCTTTCAACTGTTGCCAGAAGTTAGCAAGAGGTTCATATGCATCATTAACCCAAATCTCTAGATGTGGATACTTCTTTGTAATATGAAGAGCAAAAGATCCTCCACCAAGAAATGGTTCACGATACTGTTTATACCTACTACCCTGATCCAAGTTAGGTAAAAAATTATCCATCTTAGCACAAGCACGAGACTTGCCACCAGGATATCTTAAGGGTGTTTTTAATAATTTATCAGATCCTTTAAGATTAAACACCTGATCTTTTTTGTGTTGGTGTAATGGCATAATAAAAATTCTTCTATAATTATTTAGAGAATAGTCTCTAGAGAATTTAAAAGTTCTCTAGCAGTTATCTCCTTATCACTAGGTTCAATTCCTTCAGCAAGCATTGTATAATCTCCTTCCAGAAGTTTAAACGTTGCACCTGCACCGTCACACTCCGCTCTGGAATATACAATATCCCACGTCGTAACACCTATAGACATCTTTTTAGTATCTACCAAAAGCATATACTCAAATGTCTTTTTAAGATCTTCTCTTTTCAATTCATTGTTCTTCTTTTGACCTGGTCTTTTATTAATCAGAACAACTCTCTTACAAGAACCATTCTTATTAAAAAGTCCAAGACTACCTTTCATTTCATAAGGAACACCATTGGTGTCATAAAAATCCTTACCATCTTCATGGTCTCCAACATATGTTAGTTGATTACCAGACCACTTCTCAAAAGACTTCTCTTGAAGATAAGTCCTAAGAGGACGGAAGGCATTAGTTTTTAACTCTGGAGTATTAGTTGCCTGAACACATCCAAAGAAATTGCTCAAATCACAAAGGTTAATGTCAATCATTAGGGAACAATAATACCGTCTTGTACACTATCTGGTTGGACAATCTTACTAAATTGATTTTTATAATGATCCACTACTTGTTCTGCAGGATCAGCAACATAAATTACATGTTCCTGTTTAACAGTAATATCTTCTACAGGACTACTGAGAAGAGGACACCATGAGGCAAATCCAATATTACCATCCTTAGTTGGGACAGCAACAATTGCACCACGGAAGGTTACAGTAGAATCATTAACATCTACCACATCTGCTATAACATCTTCAGATGTACTTAAACGAACGATCTTTACGTTCATTTCATTTCTTGGTCTTGCTTCAGTCATTTGAATTCGCATTCACACATTAGTTCAGTTAAAGCCGCTAAAAGATTGATCTCTTGATCAGCAACAAACGCTATCTGATATTGATACTTTGCAATAATCAGCACGGCTGCAGGTATGCTGCTTGGTACTAGAGAACCGTACATACAATCGTAGATTCTCCTAAGGATAAGAGCAGGATCATTATCCAGATTCTGGACTACCCATTTACGGACTTCCGTAAAATTCTTAACCTTTAAGTTTTTTACTAAATCCTCAGTTCTTACATCCCCAAAGGTTGCAAGAATTGCAGAATCTATTTTTCCTCCAACGGAATATCGTTGACATTCATTGAGGACTCTTCTCCAATCGGGGAAGTGTTTATTGATGAGTTCTGCGAGGACTTTCTTATCAGCTTCAATCCGCTCGTCGTCCAAGATGGATACAAGTCGTTTGAAGAATTGTCCAGCGATTGCTGGTTTTTGTTTTCCTGTGATTGAGAACTCGATGACGGAGCATCTTGAATGGAGGGGTTCAATGATTTTGTTCTTGTAGTTACAGGTAAAGATGAATCTACAGTTGTTTGAGAATTCTTCGATACTTGCTCTAAGTAAGAGTTGTACATCGGATGTTGTGTTATCTGCTTCGTCAATGATGATGACCTTGTGCTTCGCCTCCGAAGACAACGATACAGTAGATGCAAAGTTTTTTGCATTGTTACGTACCGTATCGAGGAATCGTCCCTCGTCTGATCCGTTAATGACATAGAAGTCTACTCCCAATTGATTGCACAGTGCCTTCGCAACTGTAGTTTTACCACACCCAGCAGGGCCAGATAAAAGTAAATTAGGTACTTCACCCGCTTCCAAAAACTCAAGAAAAGTTTTCTTGGTTGCTTCTGGAAGGATACATTCTTCAATAGTCTTGGGTCGATATTTTTCAACCCAAAGGAATTCATCCCTCATAATTTCTCAATCTCACATAATAAGGTGCTAGAACATGGGTGTTGAAGTTTTTATCAACAATACCCCTTTCTAGATTTAACTCTTGGAGTAACCCCCAATCATCAGTATCCCCAATAAGGATCTGAACCCATTGTACACCATCTTCAAGTAATTGGACAGCCTTGTCTTGAGATTCTGTCCAATCTTCATATTCTTTTTCAAAGGTGATGTTCTTAGGATAAGAATCATCTAATCCGCATACTTTGTACTTGGTCATTTGGATTCCAATGTCGAATTACGCCAGCAGTAATAAAGCAATTAGTAACAAGATAACTGATAAAGATAATACTCCTAACAATGCAGACTGCATTATCGTACTTTGAAGTTGTATTATCCGAGAAACTTCCCAAGGCATACTTCCACACTCTCCATAATTTAATCATTTTTCTATTAGTCCATCTAATGATGGTATTTCAATTAAGTTGCGGTACTCTTCATGTAGTTCGCACCCAACATAATCCCTATTTAGAGACCTTGCAACCCTAGCAGTTGTACCAGATCCCATAAATGGATCTAATATAATATCACCAGACTTACTACCTGCCTTTATACATGGTTCAATAAGATCAGGTGGATAAACTGCAAAGTGTGCTCCCTTATATGGTTTATTAGTTACTCTCCAAACAGAACGTTTATTTTTTGTTGGGTAACTCTTACTTAACCCTGTGTGAGGGGATAAACCAGTGCCAGCATTGTGATACTTACCTTTACTACGATCTCTAGTACCCCAGTCTTTAGCAGGTTCTTTAATCGCTTCATTGTCATAATAATACTTTTTATTTTTACTCAATAAAAAAATGTATTCATGTGACTTAGTACATCTATCTCGTACTGACTCAGGCATAGGATTAGGTTTGTGCCATATAATATCCTGACGTAGATACCAACCATCTGCTCTAAGAGCAAAAGCAAGCATCCAAGGAATACCAATTAAATCCTTCTCCTTTAATCCTTCTAATTTATTACCACGTTTATTACACTTATCTGGTAAATCTTGTTTAGTTTTACTTACCGACTGCTTAGGATATGATTGTCCTTTACCAGGTCTATAGTTGTAATAACTATCACCTATATTAACCCATAGTGTACCATCATCAGTTAGGCAATCTCTTACCAAACTAAAAACTTCAACTAAATTTTGTATAAATTCTTCAGGTGATTGTTCTTGACCTATTTGATTCTCTTCTCCACCATAATCCCTAAGACCATAATAAGGCGGTGATGTTACACACATCCTCGCCTTATCGGTGTGAGACGCAAATTGTTTTAAGGTCTCCCTACAATCCCCATAGAGGATAGTATTTCTCATTACTGGAAGGATGAATCAGGTTCTAGTGCAATAAAGTATGTAAGTTCATAATCCTTACACTTAAATCTAGACAATAGTTTTTGAGATACAACAACATCATATGTACCAGGTATAATCTTAATATTCTCTACTTTAAAGTTAAATACAAACTCTTTATCTGTCTCACCAACTGTGATAGCAAAGTCATTAGAAGTATCATTCTTCTTATCTCGTACAAGAATCTTAACCACACCTGCTTTACCAATAACAGATAAATCAGGTAACTGATAAATCCCTGCTGCTTTAAGCAAACGATCTAACTGTTGTGTATTTAATTCAAAAGATACATCCTCACTAGGAAGATCTAAATTCTTATCTGGAGGTGTAACTATTACACTAGGATCAGCAAAGAAGTATTTGGATCTCATCCTACCTTCTTTGATAACAACATGACCTTCATTCTCAAAATCTAAATCTGGATTCTGATGCAATCCCATACCATTAAGGAATTGATTCAAATCATAAATTCCAAAATCTTTTGGAAATGATTCATTGACTTCTGCTTCTGCAAGAATATTCTTCATTACAGAAATAGTGCGAAGTTTACTACCCTCTTTAAAAAGAATAGATTGATTGATGTTGCTAAAATTCTTCAGTAAATTAACAGTTTTATCAGAAAGTTTCATAACGAGTATTAGTGTAATCAGGTTCTTTAGTGTTGCCACTAAAGTAATAAAGGAGTAAGCAATAATGCATTGCTTTTAGGATGTCTTGCTTTGCAGTCCCCTTCTTATCATAGCGACTCAAATACTTAATTGCATTAGATCGACAGAATGATTCTGCATCACCTACAGAGTGAATAAGATCAAGAGTTTGAGTATCTGAATTTTTGTTTGTGTAATGCCCTCTATAAGTAGAAGCAACGTAATCTTTAAGATCTGCAATACCTAAATCTTCTTGATACTTTTGAGATTTAAAGTCAAGATTTGGTGTAGGTTTTGGATCGTGAGCATCAGCAAATGTTATAGTATCTGGAGAAGCAAGGGGATTACCAGTAATACTGGTATCATCACCCCAATCTGGTACTGCTCCAAAAGTAACAACATCAGAACCAATACCAGTATCAATTTTGATCTCCTCTGCTGCCCCAACCATGTTATCTACTTGGAAGTCAACTGCACTAGCATAATCAAGATTAATATGATGTGCTATTTGATCATCATTATCTGCTAGAGGATCAGTAGGGAATGGATTTGGTCTATCAGGATCATTCCTATCATAATCATACCAATACTTAGAATGCTTTGGTTCAGGATTAATTAGATCATACTCATCACTCTCTTGAGGAGTGATGGTAGTTGATTCAGGTTTTGGATCATACTCATCACTCTCTTGAGGTGTCACTCTATTCTCGTCACCCATAGTAGAAGTCATACTTTTCTCCTAATATTATACCAAGGATTCCTCTTCTTGTCCATCTTCTGCTGGTACAAAATCAGGGTCAACTTTGTCATAGAGTTCCATGAAGGACTGCTTGGTCTCATCATCAAACCTATTAAGACACATCTTGATTGCTTTCTCTTTGTTATTAAAGATACTATACGCTCTAATAATGTGTGTCAAACGACGAGTTGATATAACTTCATCTATACCACCATCAAAGAATGTCTTACGGATGATGTCTGCCCAGTCTACAAGACGCTTACAGAACACAGTATTCTCACATGGTTCTCTAGTATCTAATAGTTGGATACCAACTTCTACTGCCTTTGCAGTAAGGATCTTATGCTCAGTAACAGGATTAGGATACTGTTGCTCAAAGGTTACACAGAATCTCTCCAAGAATGCTTCATTAAGAACATTAGTTCCAATAAATCTTCCATCCTCAGATCCCTTACCTTTGGTATTAGCAGTAGCGATTACGTTAAATCCATGAGCAGGTTTGATAAACTTACCAATCTTTTTAACGAATACTCCCTTACCTTCTAGGATTGACTGGAGGCACAAGATCTTGTTAGAGGCAAGATCAACTTCGTCCAAAAGCAGGACTGCCCCTCTTTGTAGTGCTTCGATAACAGGACCGTTGTGCCAAACAGTACTGCCATTAATAAGACGGAAACCACCAATGAGATCATCTTCGTCCGTTTCGATTGTGATGTTGACACGAATTAACTCCCTATTTAATTGAGCACATGCTTGTTCTACACTAAATGTCTTACCATTACCAGATAGTCCAGTAATAAAAGATGGGTAGAATAATTTAGAACCAATGATTTTCTTAACATCTGTAAAAGGTCCAAATTTAACAAATGTAGCATCCTTATCAGGGATTAAATTTTGTTCGACTGCTGGCATTGCTGCTGGTGCTTGATAAGATTGATTTAGATCTTCAACAACTTGAGTAGTTACTTCCAAATTCCATTTGCCTTTGGTAACTTTAAATTCTTGAATTTTTTTGGTGACAGTTTGATAACCAATATCATTCTTAACGCAAAATACTTTAATGTCGTTAGTGGTAATCTCTGTACCATAATCGGTTTTTAAACCATCAATGACTTGTTCTTTAGTCATTTTAATTTCAAAGGCCATAATGTAATGTTGTTCAGTAATTCTATTATATACGCTATTTAATACTTAACCCTTTTAACTGTTCCAGTTCTTTAACTGTCTCTGCTAATTTTTTTATAAGATCATCTGCTTCTTCAGCAGTAATACTAGATGGGTGACAATGCACACACCTAGCAATCATATCCCATTCGTGTCTCGTAAGCATTATGCGATGAGTTCTACAAACTCACTAAGTACCTTTTTATTTAGTTGCTTATCCTTAAGAGAACGGTTGAAATAACTCTTTAATTGAGACTTTGTTGCTTGTTCTGGAACAACATATTCCATATCATCTGATGCCATAGCACCACTTGACATTCCAATATATTTTTTATATCCATCTACTGGAAGAGAACAACTCTTAAACTTCTTCCATTGTTTTTTTGCTTTATCATAGTCTGCACCATCATAACCACAATAACGATTAATGAAGTAATTAGCATCCCTACTAGGCATAACTCTAATACCAATAAAATTAACATTAGGATGGATGTCATTAACATACTTAAGTAAGAGTTGAGTAAACTCATGATAACGAGGTGGAACCTTATAAGTTCTACCAGTCTTACGATTGCGAAGATAATCTCTATGGGCATTAAGATTATTTTGCCCCATGAATGGTTCTGGTTCCCAATGTCTTTGAACTAACTTATGACGTGGCAAATGATGTGTCTCACCATCAGTCAAAATCACACATTGTACCTTCTCCATTCCACACTCTTTTTGGAATAGTGGAATAATTTTATTGAGAGCAATTACAGTCTCATTCAATGGTGTTCCAGATAGATTCATCCTAGGTGGAATTGGGTATGTTCCATATTCTCTAAAGGCACAAGCAATTCTCCAAATATTTTTCATCTGTTCTTCTAAATCCTTAGGACGACTATTGCTAGTAAAGAACTCCATCAAACTAAATCTATCTTCAACTACAAGTTGCCCATCTTCTGGAGTGTAATGAGATTGAACCTCTATTGGTCTATGAGTAATAGGATCATACTCAAGACGATTATACTCATATGTAAAAGCATATACCTTGAATGGAATATTAACCTTTTTACAAAACCAAATTAGATTGTATAGTTGTTTTAAAGTATCTCTCAAAACATTATTCATAGATCCAGACCAATCAAGTACGAATATTAGTCCATGACTTTGACCTTCTTGGAATGTTGTAACCTTTTTGAATAGGTCATCATTAAACTTATATGTGTGAAGTTTACCTGTATCTAATACACCAGTCTTAGAGGTAGCAGCACGAGCATATGCAGATGCTGCTTTCTTCATCTCAAATTCTTTAACAAGATAGTTAACTGCTTTTTTAGAATCATTCTTTAATTTTGCAAATTCCTTATCTACAGATTCAAAAGTTATCTGTGGATTTCTAAAATAACTATCTCTTGAACTTATACCCAAATCTTCATTTTCTTTTTTTACTGCTTCTTCCCAAACTGCCCATTCCTTTTTAATATAAGAATGAACTTCTTCGTTAGAATTAATAATAGTATCAAGATTTACATCAGGTATTTCAAGATACTCATTAGGCATTGCATCATTTGATATAAGATCTCTAATCTTTTGCTTTAGCATATCATCAGTTTGAACTCGTGGTTCCCCTTCAGCATTTTGTAAAGAAGCACCACTACTCATGTGTTCCAGCAAAGCCTCCACTTTTTCTTCTGGTTTTTGATCTGATTCCTTTCCTCTACCTTCACTAAGATCTTCTAAAGGATACTCTGTATCATCTGTACCTAGGTCAGGACGACCTTCTTTTACATCTCCTTCCTCTTGCTTATTCTCAGCATTATCTTCTCCAGAATCACCTGTCTTTTCTTCCTTCTCCTTTTCAAACTTTTCAATATCTGCTTCAAGAGACATTGATTCTATACTTATTTTCTCACCTTCATCTTCAGTATCTTCCTGATGATCTTTACAATACTTGTATAGAACCTCTGCTGCATTTTCTGCATCTTCAAAAGTCTCAGCATCACCAATAAGTTCAACAATCTTTTGCTCTTCTTCGTTAAATGTTATTGCCAAAAATGCACCAACTTTATAGTGTAGATTTATTTTATCAGCAAGACTAAGTGCATCAATATCTTCACCATCCAATTCAAAGAAATCATCTTGGAACATTGTTTGATATGCATTATAAAAAGTCCTTCCAAGTCCAAGATACTTACGCTTCATTAACTTCTCAATACGAGCATCTTCTGTAACATTAATAAATGACTGAGGAATACCTTTTTTTGGATCTCTATTAGGTGTGAATAGTGCATGTCCTACTTCATGACCAACCAACATATCATAAACAATCTCATCTGCTCTTTCCCACATAGGAAGTGTTAGTACACGAGTCTGTACATTAAAGCATGCTGTCTCTACTTGTTTATTCTCGATGATTAGATCTTCTGTAGCAAGTAATTTTGCTAGAGTTCCTTTGATTTCTAAATTGACAGACATAGACTTTTTAACTTGTTATACACATTATAAAACCCCTTCCGTGGGGAAGAGGTCATAAGTAGACGCTTTTTTAATTGTCTACGTCTTTCTCTTGCACTACGCAACGCTTGAGGTTTAAGCGTTCGCTTCGGTTCTTTGCCCGAATTGTGCTGCCAGTTAGGTAATTTCATCGAACTTTTTAAGTGAGTCCTTAAGATTGGATGAACAATCAGGAGGTTCAGGTTCTACTATACCATGAATCTTCTTCCATTTGTTGTACATAGCTTGCATTATCCAAGATTGAGAAAGACTCTTAGGACCATTTTCAAGAAGATCTAACTGAAGTTTGTTAGAAGTGTATCCTTTAAAATCCTCTCTCCAATTGGAATCATCAATTGGTTTGTCCATTGATCCAATCCTCCAGATCTACAGTTGGTCTCCAACCAAAGATTAACTTGAGTAAAGTATTCTGAGCAAGTGTTTCTCTTGCTTCACCAATTCTCTCTGGAATATATGTGATTCTACTATCTAGGCATGTAACCATTCTTGCGACTTGATTAACAGAATAGTTTGTACCATTACCTACATTATAAACTTCACCATAATCCTCATCTTTAATGTCTGTAACAGCAGCAAGATAATTTGCATGAACTACATCAGACACATGTGTAAAATCTCTACGTTGTTCACCATCACCAACAACAGTTAACTTCTCACCTGCTGCTCTTTGACGTAAGAAGATACCAATAACAGGAGCATACTGTCCTCTTAATGGTTGACGCTCACCATAGACATTAAAGTATCTAAAGATAACTGTCTTAAGACCAAATAGATCTGTATACATCTTACACAACTTCTCACCAGCAACCTTAGATACTGAATAAGGATTTAAACAATCTTCTGGATGACATTCAGCATTTGGTATCTTACCCATACCATAAGCAGATGATGTAGATGAATACATCACTTTCTTAACACCTGCTTCCCTAGAACATTGTAATACTGTTGTAGTACCTACACAGTTAATCTGAACTGCTCTTATAGGATTCTCAATTGCTGGTTGAATTCTTGCTTCTGCTGCAATATGAAATACGTAATCAACACCATCATATAATGGTCGTGTATTCTCATAGTCGCATATATCAAACTTATGATTCTCTGCTCTATCATTCCAGTAGAACTGATCATGAGCATCAGAATACTCATTGTCAATTACAACTACCTCATGTCCTTCTGCAAGCAGTTTATCTACAAGGTTTGATCCTATGAATCCTGCTCCTCCTGTTACTAATGATCTTGTCATGATTTCATCCTACTAAATCCTTTAATTTTTTCAAATCGAATAACGTTTGAGAATTTATCTTGTAAACCCTCCTTATGAGAGATTACAAAAATATTTGCCTTCTCTACCACAAATCGAATGATCCGAAGGAATTCGTCTGTACCAAATCCATCGAGAGAAGAATCAAATGTCTCATCAAAAATGATGAGGTTGCAATTCAACGAGTTCTTTATTTTAGCAACTTCTCGCCACGTAAACAAAAGTGCCAAGTCAATCCTCATCTTCTCACCTTCACTAAAAGAAGAATATGAGAAGTCCTCATGTATAGGAGATTTGATAGACTCATTAAATTCCTCATCTAATGAGAAGTTAATGTAGAAGTCCATCATCTGAAGATAACGGTTTACCTGCTGATTGATAAGAGGCAGATACTTCCTAATGATTTTGGTTTTGACACCACCATCCTTTAGGAGATCAAATATAAAGTTGTACCTTATTATATCATCTTTTCTAGAATCCGCATCTGCCGTGGCAATCTCAAATTGATTTTTAAAGTTTGCTAACTTTTCATTTTCAGTATTTCTGTCTGCAAGTTGATCGGTAAGAGTTTGAATTTCTTGTTCCAGATCTCTGACTTGTTTTTTGAATCCAGAGATTTTGGTATTAACTTGAGAAATGCCATGCGTTAGATTAGTTACCTCGTCGGATATCTTAATAAAAGAGGACTCCCTCAACTCTTCCTCTTTAATTGCCTCTTCGAGTTCTTTATAACCCGATTGCAACTCTTTTGCCTTATTTTGGGAATCCTTGATTTTATTTATTCTGAACTCCTCCTCAATGGATTGGGTACATGTAGGGCATGTTACATTATCTGTGAAGAACTTATGTTCTTTAGTAATAGTCGTTACTTTTTCAGTAATTTTTCCTTTAAGGTTTCCTAACTTACGAAGTTTTTGTCTTGATCCTCTAAAAGATTCTAACTCATTATTCTTAGATTCTAAAGACTTTTGAAATTCCTTTTCTTCTTCTAGTAGATTTTCCTGTTCTTTAATAAGTTGCTTAATAGACTTCTTTTTATTACTAATATCCTTCTTACTTAATGCCTCAATCTCATCCATAAAAGATTGCTGCATCTCATACTTCTCCTCCAAAGTCATCAATTTATATTCTAACTGTTTAATCTCATCCTTAACTATTTTAGTCTTATCCTTAAGAACAGAATTCATCTGAGAGAATATTTTAATATCAAGTAAATCCTCAATAACCTCTCTTCTATTAGAAGCACTCAGTTGCATAAAAGGAACAAAATTGCTACTACCAAGAATAACAATCTGTGTAAATGATTTGTAATTCATCTTAAGAACTACATTCTCTAACCAAGTCTGCTGTGCATTTGCATGGGCATCTTGATTTAATATCTCATCATTCTTAAAAATATTAAACTTATTTGGTTTAATACATCTTACAACCTTCCATTGAACTGTACCAATCTCAAACTCAATCTCAACCTCTGTCCCTTTTTCATTAACACTATTAATTAACTGACTCTTACTTACACCCCTATAAGATTTACCAAATAATGAAAATGTTAAAGCATCGAGAATAGTACTTTTACCAGCACCATTATTCCCAACAACTAAAGTATTAAATGAGTTTTTATCAAATACAATCTCAGTAAATTGATTGCCTGTACTCAGAAAATTTTTATATCGAAGTTTTTTAAATGTTATCATTCTCAGGTGGTATCACAAGATCATTACCAGTAATTATTGCATACTCATATCCATGCAACTGGCAAGTTTTAACAATTAAATTGTCATCAACTTCTAAGACATTTAACTCAGGATGGTTATCCCTCTCCTCTAACATCATAGCAAACCGATCACAATCATCCTCCTCTTCAAAAAGATAAAGAACTTGCCGTCCTTCTTCATTTGTAACGGAGTACGCTCCTTGGTCTTCACGACCTTCTAGGGTAAGTATGTACATTATACTAATTCACATGCCTCCCTATAGATTTCTTGTATAAGACCCTGAATTTGTGACTTGTTTAAAGTAGTCTCAGTTTCTTCTACATACCTATTTAATAGTGATATAGTATCCTCAGATTCAATATCAGTATCATCAACCGTATCGTTTATATCATTGAAGTTCTCTACAATTCTTAACTCTGCAATATTAGCAGCATAAAGTTTATCTACAAACTTCTCAAATTTTTTAGGATAGGTTTTCTTCTTTACAAATAATTTTACTATCTTATCTCTATATTGTCTAGCATCAAATGTCTGTGCATTATCATCCTCATAATAGATATTATAAAACATTCTATATGGATTACGAATCTCTTCAGTCTCTAAAGTTTCTGTATCAAATATATGGAATCCTCTACTATCTCCAGTATCATTAGCAAACATCTCATAAGGATTACCTAAGTAATATATTTTTCCATCAGTAGATCTTGTATGATAATGACCACTAAACACTTTTGCAAACTTATCATAAGTATCAGTCTCATATCCATTCATCATAACATGTCCACGAGTAGCAGTGAATCCATTCAGTTCTAAATGACCAAAGACAACTTTTGCTTTAGATGCTTTAATCCGTTTAAAAGTCTCATCTTCATTCTCCTTGCAAATCCAAGGAACCATTAAAGTCTTTAACCTACCAATCTTAACTTCTGTTGTATCAGAATAACAGGTTATATTAGGATACTCTCTAAGTAGTAAATCTATCGCATTTACTTCGTTGGTATTCTTATAATAAGCAGTATGATTACCAACAATAGTATGGATAGTATAGGATGTAAGTCTATCATAATAATTATCTTTTGCCCATTTCAGAGCAGCAAAGTCTATACCCTTCCTATTATCAAAGGTATCTCCCATATCTATTATAGTATCAATTCCACGAGATTCCAACTCTGGAAAAAATATATTGTTATAAAATTTTAGAAAATAGTCGTGGAACAGATTGGAATTCTTACGAGCACCAAAATGTTGATCGGTTATTATTGCTACCTTCATTGATACCGAGTCTTGGAATGAATAGAATCTTTTATACTATTATAGTCGGAATAGTTCCCCCCGTCAGTGAGACTATCGTCATGAAAGACTTCTTCATAACCATTCTTCTCAATAATTTTGTTTTTAATTTCTAACTGCTTCTTTTCTTTTTGTATCCTACGTAAAAACGCATAATGAATAATCTGCGTAAAGTAAGCAAAAGGATTTTGGGATTTCTCAGGATTAAAATTATGTATGTACTGAACGCAATTTTCGATTCCATCAGAGATCATGTCATCCTTAAAGATGTAATTAACAAAATTTGGTTTAAAAGATAAATGGGTTGCTATCTTTAAAAAACATTCACCGAGGTAATTGGTAATCCTAGGCTTAGGTTTACCCAATTCCTCTGCTTCAGCAACATCCTTTTTATATAAAATTAAGGCAGCAAGAAATTCCTTATTGTTGACATAATGAATAGACCTTTTTCTTTTAGTTACACCAGCCATACGAATTTCCTTGTGTTGAAGTAATTATAACATCTATGAGAGATGAGGACAACTTGACAAGGTAGTCGAATATGGGTACAATGTGCCTGTCAAGGTTCAAAGGGTTTTATTGGTCCTTCTCAAAGAGCTTCTCTAAGATCTCTTTGGTATCAGCGACGTTACCTTTATATCCCATCTTACCATTAAGCTTTTTTCTTATCCCAGTAGGGTCTTTTCTCTCTTCAGAAGATTCTCTTACCCAAGTTTGATACATCATAATCATCTCAATATCCTTAGATTCGCTTATAGTCATAACATTATCCATATCAATAACAAACATATCTTCTTTAGTCGTCTTTAACCAAGGTTCTAATTTATAACCAGTCATACCTCTTGGACCATTAATGGCTTGAAGTGTAATAGGATTTGTAATAAGCAATATAGTTTTATTCTCTTCAAAGCACGGTGCAACTTTTGTGAATATCTCTTCACCGCTTTTGAGTTTAATTGTTCCGTAGAAATCGTCTTCCATATATTCTCCTATTTTAAATTTACAGTTACGATGTCATAATTAAATTTTTCTTCGTTGTAAATTTTTATTCTCTCAATGAGATGATTTAACGTGTAGTTCTTCTTCGACCTGTAAGAACAATCATCAGATATATCATATAGTCTCGCTTTAGTTTTGTTATTACCCTTCCTAAGAACTCTACCAATTGATTGGAGATTGCGTATTCTAGACTTGGATGGGGAAGCAAAAACTACATTATGAAGGTTTCTAATATTTATACCTGTTGAAAACACACCATATGATGCTACAATTACGGCATTCTCTTCCGTATCTACAATATATCGTACTTCTTCTCTCTCTTGAGTATCAACTCCACCATGAACAAAGAAGACTTTTCTATCACCAACAACAGATTCATTAATAAGATCATACAAAGGTTTACCATGTGCTTCAACTCTTTGGAATAGCACTAAAGTATTACCTTTTAAGTCTAAAACTAAATTTTTAATAAAGGTATTTCTTTGATTATGACCTATAAGATATTGAACTTCATCTTCAAATACTTCAAATTTTTGCGGTGGATGTTTTAATACAATACATTGAATATCGAGTTTTGCGAGATGACCGCTTTCCATCAACTCAGCAGTTCTAGTTACCTTATAGGATGGACCAAACACTCCTTCTAAGACCCACTTATGGGTCTGTGTCCCGTCTAAAGTACCAGTGAATCCAAACCTATACTTAGCATGTTCTAGCTTTGTCATTATAGATATTAAAGACTTACTCTTAAATAAATGAGCTTCGTCTCCAATTACTACATCATAATCTACAAAGAACTGTCGATCTAGTTTATAGATAGATTGCCATGTAGTAATAGTAACTGGGTATTCATTACTCTTCTCCTTACCAGAATATATACGGTGACAATATGAATCAGGATTCCAACCATAGTCTTCAAAATCCTTATACATCTGCTCTACAAGAGATGTCGTTGGAACAACTAGCAATATTTTTTGGTTCTTACTTACAAAATACCTTACGATTGCGTAGATCATCAGCGATTTGCCAGAAGCAGTGGGGGATATCAATAGCCTTCTATTACGCCTTAGAGCATCATATACTCCCTCTACTTGATAATCCCTCACCTTAAGGTTAGTAATAGATGCTAGATAATCCTTTACTCCTTCTCTAGAGATATGTTCATTTATCTCAAAAGGTGATCCATAATACTTGTTATCTTCAAATTTAAATTTATATTCTCTATTAACACAGAAAGATACTAAACGATCCAAGAGACCCACATAAAGTCTTTTAGATCGTAAATCATATAGATGTATTTCTCCATTCCAATTCCTACCACGATATTGTGGCATAAACTTTGCGTTTGGAACTTCAAATGTAAAATGATCTCTTAATTCATAGTCAACATGTGGTTCAGCCTCTATCTTGAGATGCACCTCATTTAACTTATGAATAACTACATCAACCATAACCTGCTTGGAATTTCATAAATTCAACAGCATTCTTAATTTGGTATGTTCTATTCTGAATAACCCTAAGTATACTTTCCAAATAATTTAAAATAGTATCATAATAATCTATTTTTAAACTAACTGAAGCTAAACTCTCATCTGCATCTAGGTATTTTTGAAGTGTGTCTTTATCTCTAATCTTTTTAGGGAAGGGATTCTCTGTGTAAACCTCAGGATCTGCTTTTCCCGTGAAGTATTCATACCTCTCATGACGAGTGTTCTTACGCTGTTGTTCTGCTTTTTTCTTTAAAAGAACTATGTTATTATAGATCTCATAGTATTTAGCATGTAATTTAGGGATATTTATAGACTCTGTATGTAAATTGTCAAGGTCAATGTTGGAATCTTTCTCCCACATTTTTTGTATCATATCAAGGTCAAGTGTCATCCATCAAATCCTCCATCTTGTATCCACTTCTTTATCCACCTTGGTGCATAGAATATTGCAAATGACATAGCCCAGAAGGTAGCTAAAACTGCTAGATGGAATAATCTATTAGAGTTGACTATCAACCCACAAATTACAAGTCCCATCCAGACATAATCTAAAGTACCGTGGAATCTATACCAGATATTATCACCATACTTTTTAATAAAACCATCTCTTTTCCTTGCGAACCACGGTGATACGTGCCTCATCATAACAAATCCTTCGTTGAAGAACATAACGAAAAATCCAATCCAAAATATCATAAACGTTTACCCTCTGGTGTTTGTATTGTGTATATAGTGTACTTGAAAACTGCCTCTGCTGTAAAGTATTCAACGTCTGGGTTAGTAGCATCAAATGCCAAATCTGACAATGCTACTGGGAACATATCTTGAAATTGAACTTGGAACTGAACTCTTTGGTTACTGTTCAGTGCTTGTAGTGTTCCATCAGAATATATGTCCATTGACTTAGCATCTGGTTGGTTCTGCTTATTAGTCCATTGAAGTCTATCAATCTCATTCAATGATTCTGGATATCCTAAACCACGCATCCAGTTCTGTATCTGCATATAGTTCTCTAGATCTTCATCAACAATAAACCTAAGAACAAAATCATCAAAGAACATTTTATCACCAGGAATATCAATATTCTTTAAGTAGTTTGGTTGCTCTGCTACACCTAACTGTAAACCAGGTATATTTGCAGAGTTTGATAAGAATGATACCTTCCTAGCTCTACTCAAAGTAAATCTAAATCCTACAGAGGATAAGAAGTTCCTATTAGATAATTGATTGGTATAAAGATTTCTTGAAGTAGCCATTTTACATATGAGGTTTTAGATAATCAATAAAGTAATTAGCAATTACAGAGTGTTGCTCTGCTCTGGGATGATAAGTATAAGGATCAACTAACTTATTATGTTCAGCAAATTCAAAACCAGATCCTAATTCATTAGAATTCTTATTGAAGTTGAGACATATAAGAGATAAGAGGTCTCTCTTATTACTTTTAATACCTATAAAGTTTGATGGTTTTATACCATAATCCTTGGAGTTAAAAGTATCATACCAAAAATTAATAATAGTTGGTTCTACACCTTTATTTAACAGTTTAAGGTATTGGTTCCAATGAAGAATATCAACTTCCAAGTTTTTAATATTACCATTATCACGTTTTAAACTAGTGATACCCCATAATATAATAATCTTTTTCTTGGTTTTACACAACTCTTGGAATCTTTTACTAATAAAAAATTCTTTACCAAGTTGGAACTGTGATGTATTAGTACTATGAAAAGTACTAAAATTTATATGATCAATACCAAAATGGTCTATTACCTTTTTTCGCCAACCCTTCTCCCAACAAATATCATCATTACATTTGAATAATTCGTCATAGCGTATTTTGGTCATACCTTTTGTATAACCAGCACCATCACCTACAGTCCAACTATCACCGAAGGTTAATAATATAGTCTCACTATTTAGGTTCATCAAACAACACTTCATCCATATATCTATCTGCCCATTCCTTACTGAAGCACCTCTCAAGGATGCCACGAGTCTTATCGTTCTTCTTCTGCTGATTGCAATAATGTAATTGTGCTTTTAATCTTTCTTCTCGACCTTCAGTTGGTTTTGCTTCCATAACTGCTAAGGTGTAAATTGTAAGATATGATTCTACAGCATTAATAAATTTAGATTCTTCTGCCTTATTAGTAGGTCTAATAAATTTACAATAGGATGAGAATATACTCCCCCATTCAGGTAGTTTTCTCTCTTCCTTAAAATTAAAGGATGTGCTTATATGTGTTAACTTCTCGGTAAGGGTGGGAGAAAAGTCACTAACAGGTGATAAATCAACGATAGCAGCCCCAACTCCTCTAGGAGTAGCAACAATATCAGCACCAAAGATTGGTAAGTCATAATTTGAATCTGGAAAAAATACACAGTGCAGGACATCTAAAGATCCTAACTTAGCAGTTTCTAGATGAATCTTACGAAGACCTGGACACTTATATACTTCATTATGTATCTGTAACTTCTCATCATCCATAGTTCCATAGATCTGTGACATCTCTGGACTAAGGTGTAAAGGTTTAATTCCTGGTAATGAGCTATAAGAACAACGAATAACAGTAGATAATTTATTAATCAATTCATGATGATTCATTCTTTTTTTTCTCCTCAATTAATTTTTTCCATGCCTCAATTAGCATCTGGAGTTCTTTAATCCTTGCTTCTGTAGTTTCAATTTTTTCTTCAAGATGCATCTTTGAGATCCTCGGATTCGCAGTTTGGATTAATACTTTCTACCATTGTACCACCAATATCCTCTCCTGCATCCATACCCATCATCGTAGCAGCTCC